CCGAAACCGAAACCGATAACGACGTCAGAGAAAATTAACTCTCTAACGTTGATCGATGGGATTATGACCAACCTGTCCCGGGATGGCCCGGGGAGGGGGACCACCTTCACATGCGTGAAGAAGATGCGACCTCACATAGTGAGATATGCGGATCTTCTTCGTGCAAAGGTAGTCCAGGGTAAATTGTCAAAGTTTACCCTACAGGGTGAGAGTAGTTACGACGCACTGTATCTAGCTAGAGGCTTCATAGAAGTCATTGCAGATGCAGTGCCGAAGTTCTTCTCTCTTCCTATGGAGGATCAATTAATCTTCTATACTGTTGCTAGAGATTGGCCGTCGAAGTTCTTTATCAAGTATGCTAAGTATTGTACTGCATACCCGATGGCCAAATTTCTCAATAATCCATTGCCAGAGAAACCACGGGGGTTTGGAGGAAATCCTCTCTTCTCTGGAAAGGTCAAGCGACTACTTAAGTCGCGAATAGTCTCCAAGACGAACAAGAATGCTCGACTCTGTTTTGGTATTCTGCAAGGTGTCAAGCGAGCGGCTGCTCCCGTTACTGAGGACTTTGTCCAAGAAAGTTTCGAGAAGCACGCTGCTGCCATGACCGCAGAACCCAGGGGAGTCGAGCCAGATTCGGATCACTTAGATCGCTACTCTGTCATCTTCGACAAGTTCCGATACCCACAAGAAAAGCTTTTTGAAGCTTCTGCTGCGGCATCGTTCCAGTCCAAGAGATCAGAAGGTGGCTCTCGTGAATGGATCCGGGAGAAACAAGAGGATGGACTCATCCGTATGGTTGAAGTCCGGCCTGGTAAGGTCCTTGAGATTAGAGGTAAAGTAACCCCTAGTTTCGACGAAGCATTAGGTTTAGCTTCAAAAGGATCTCACAAGGTGATGGTGTCAGCAGTCCTAGAGCCTCTGAAGGTTCGACTAATTACTAAAGGCGATAGTTATCGCTATTGGTTGAGTCGTTTCTATCAGAAAGCACTTTGGAAGTACTTACAATCATTTCCTCAATTTGTTCTCACTGGTCGTCCGTTGGGAGTTGGAGACTTGGTCGATCTCAAAGCTCGAGAAGCAGCACTAGGTTTATCTTTTCCAAAATGGATCAGTGGTGATTATTCATCAGCCACTGATTCGTTGGATATTAGACATACAAAAGCTGCTTTCGAGACTTCGCTTCGGATGGGTCTGTTCGAAGCACGTCCTAAAGTAGTGGAAGTTCTTCGCTCAGTACTCTATGAGCAGGAAGTCCATTATCCGGCCAAGTCTGGCCTCGCCCCGGTAATGCAAACAACTGGACAGTTGATGGGAAGTACTTTAAGTTTCCCGATCCTGTGCGTTGTTAACCTTGTCGCGTATTGGCGAGCCCTCGAAAAATATCTTGGTCGAGAGATCGACGTTCGAGACTTACCGGTTTTGGTTAATGGGGATGACATCCTGTTCCGAGCCGATGATGATCTATATGACCTTTGGAAGAATGAGATTCGTGATGTTGGTTTTGAGCTCTCACTGGGGAAGAACTACATCCATGAGCACTTTTTGACTGTGAATTCACAGTTATATAGTGATCTGGGTGGAGAACTTCGTCATTTGGGATGCTTAAATGCAGGACTTCTCACCGGTCAAAGTAAAATAACCGGGAGGGATACCGCACGTTTAGCTCCAATTTGGGACTACTACAATGAAGTGATACATAACGCGATCAACCCCGAAAGGGCTCATCGACGATTTATGCACTATCATAGTAGCACAATAAAGGAGATCTCAGTGTTGAAAACCAGGAACCCTAGTTGGCAAGATGGCAGCACTGCTGATCGAACAGTTAGCACTACGTTTAACTTGTTCTTACCTTTCGAGCGTGGTGGTCTGGGCTTCATACCTTTCCCAGGAATGAAAGTCCGGCTGACTCGGTTTCAGAGGCGTTATGCCTCATACCTTGAGTCGGCGTTCCTTTCAAACCCAGAGAAGATTCCGAAGATTGCTCTTGTGTCTAAAAGAACACAACACAAGACAACCTATTATCACGAACCCCGATGGATTATCGGACCTAAGATCGGTCCACAGCAACAATTCGTTAGTATACCTGAAGATAAAGAAGTCTGGACTCCCCCACTTGCATTGGCTGGTGAGATTGAGAGACCTGAGATGGTGGCACGTTTACCGTACCGTCAACTTAAGGACTTTCGATCTACAACCCGACCACAAATGGCGGATAAAGACATCTTTACATTCGGATGGCAGCTGCTAGAGCAGCACTTCCCCGACGAGAATCTCGCAGAATACCAAAGTGAAATTAATAAAAATTATAAAAATAATACTTTGGTCGAGTTTCTCGAGGAGTAAAGTGTAGGTAGTTATGTAGTTAAGGAACCAAAACGGTATAATTCCGTACTAAGGGTAGTCAGGTTGATTGGATTTTAATCCATAACCCGACCGTCTGCCTGGAAAGTCGACAGACTGCACGGTTCCGTGGTTGGTATTTGAGGGTTGAAAGTTGATGGGCTAAGAGACCATAAGTCGTCAGGCTGACGTCGTTGATTTATCCGACGGTCAGAAGACCTTACTTAAAGATTCTCTGTATCCGCATCATACCCATGTCAAATGCTCGATCATTCTACATAATGGACAGTCGCTCTTAAAGTCAAAGAGGCAGTACCTAGAAATGACTAATACTAACAATAAGAAGAAGAATAACGGACAACAGTCCAAATCGCGTAAGGGAAATCCCGTATCCTTTATGCCACGGATGACAGGAAGCTCACCTATGACCGGTCGGCAACGTGTTTTCGATGGTAAAGATATTATCTCTACCTCGGTAACCGGTGTTACGACCTTTGGTCTGGATGACTTCCTGATCAATCCAAGACTCCCAACTTTTCCGGGAGCTGCACTAATAGCTCAACGCTACGATATGTACCAATTTGAATCACTTGAATTCTGTTGGCACCCAACGACGGCTGTGACTACAACACCTGGTGTTGTCTTCATGGCCTGGGAGCCTAACGCGAATCATGCTGATTTAGGCGCTACAATATCGGTCATCAATGCCATGGAATTCCATACGGAATGTCCTGTATATCAGCCGAACTGTTCTTTAAGAATTCCAAAGTCAGTTCTTGGCGCTCCTCGCTACCTTCGAGCAGGCCCAATCATGGGAGATTTAAATCTCTATGATACAGGTCGCTTATTGGTGGCACGGGGTGCCTGTGCTGATACGGCTGAGAAAGGCTATGTTGAGGTCTACTACCGAGTGAAGTTCTATAACTATCACTTGGAGGAGCCCTCCTTGATCCAGAATAGGGTTGCGGAGTTAATTCTCTCCACTCCCCAAGGAATCGCTTCCACAGTTACCGGTCTCGTCGATTTTGATATACTTCGACAGGACTTCGGCGGTTGGGAAGACTTCCTAAACTTAGGATCTGGGGTGATTACCCTTCCAAGGGGAACCTACCAACTACAAGCCTACATTCAGACTTATGATGACACATCTGAGCTATTCACATCGGTAATCCGATTCGTTAAGAATGGTTCCGCTCTATCTGTCGACAGTTCCAGTACCTATAAGGTACCTTCAACTGGGTCAGATGAGTGGTGTAACCATGTTCTCTTAGCGGTCGTGGAATCCGATGGAACGGATACATTTGGGATCCAGGTCACCATGACTGGTGCCGCAGGTTCCCTTGATGTACGCGCTCAATCAAGGCTGATCATTACTGCCTTAAATTGAGATTGGACTATGCCTGAATTTCAGCACAACGGGAAAATCAAACGACTCTTGGGATCCAAGAAGTGGTGATCGGGTAGGTGGCGACATATTTATATGTCGGTGTAAGTGGGGACGTTATCGAAAGATAGTGTCTACCAGCCTTGACCCGTTCATCGTTTCTTAGTGAAACTGAGTTGAATGATCGTGCTAAAATTTGATCCTCCGGTGGAGGTTGAGGACATTGGAGTGGTAGTAATGAAACAGCGCAGGGTATGAGTACCCCTAAGAGTCGCTGTGGATGCATTACCACAAAGGAGTTCTTGACTAACCCCCTCTCCATCTCATCGTACTGAGTCCTGTCCTTATTGGACTCATTGGCGGCGTCATTATGACGCCGGTTCGCTGCCAGAACCACAACGGTACTGGTAGTCCTGCCAAG